TGTAACTCAAGATTTTTAATGTTTGTAGGGTCATTGTAATAGTAGTCACGCATGCCCACGACCGAATAAGATGCTATTGCTGATTTAACGTACGGTGCTCCTGTGATTGTGTCGCTCGTCGACATGTACATATAGCTTGTTCTACCAACACGCAAGATGTAACCGCCCATAACCATGCCACGCCATATGTATGTCCAACTCCCTTTCTCATCGATTGTAGACTCTCGTCTTGTGACAAAGACATAATCCGCTTCAGCCAGTCCGCACATGTACACACCCCCTCTCCCGCTAACTCTAATGTATCTAGGCACGAAGTTGTGAGTCAAGGTCCTAGCGTAAGTTTTTACTTTCTTGGTCAGTACGTTTTCGTCTTCATATGCTATTATATTAACATCACCTGTGTCACGGATATCGTTATTAACCATAAGGTTTGTTGATGATATCCCTGCCTTGACTAATGTTTCATGTCCTTGTGGTAAAGATACGAACTTAGCAGCCTGACGCCTTTCTTCTACCTCACGTGGGTTCACTGATCTCCAACTTCCTGTGGCCCATCTTGTTCGGCCTGAGCTGCATGCACTTGATTGGGGATCTGCGGCTGCGGCTGTCCGTCCTCGCCAAAACCCTGGTTTTGGTCAACCGGTTGGTTGTGCATTCTGGGTATCGGCGCGAGTTTAACTGGTACTTGACCACCAGCGACGACTCTGATGTTGATGTTGGGGATTGTGCGCTGTTTGCGGTAAATTGTAGCCATCGCATGTCGACCACTTAGTGCCATCCCGAACTTGATCGAAGTTGTATTAATCGCAAACGAAATCTTCCCTGAGTGCATGGCGTCGACTGCACCAGTGATGACTTTACCATAATTTTCTCGCTGAACGCTGTCAATCAATATGTAGTGTGTATTATAAGTTGGATCGAAAGCGATTGAATCTGGTTGTATGCCTATCATGTGTGTCGGTGACCAGGGTGAAAATTGATCTTGCGCACCAGACGTTTGTTGTAATGTAATGTTCTGGCCAAAAATTCGATAAGCATTTGTCACTTTGAGAGCGTCATTGTAGTCTAACGTCGTATCTGCGTGTAAACCGTCTAATGTGAAACCGTCTGTCACGTGGCTTATTCCAGACAGTAACCCATTTAGTTTCCCATACAACAAACATGGAGATACAGGTAAATGAAAAGTCGAGCTTGTATCGAGTCGGTTACCATCTATGACAAAATCGTCAACATTCGCATCTGGATAAGACTCTCTTACCCAGGGCCGCAGACCCCCGATCATGTAATCTTGCAAGTCCCAAGACACACCTATACCAGCCTCGAACATCGTGTAAGGATCACGGCCTGTAATCGCCCCAACACCAAAAGCCATTTGTTCGTGTGAGCTTGTGAGCTGGGGGTATGTTGAAATTACTTGTGCATAAGCTATCGAATAGCTTTCGTACGATAACGTATATTCAAATGCCGTCGCCCATATGCCCATAATTGAAGTATAGTTCAGTAACCCTGCAGCGATTACCTCTTTCAACGCAGTTGTTTGATCCGAAAATGTTAGGTCAATTCCATTTGCGTTCGTTTTGTAAGGCTCCCCTTTCAAAAGCGGTTCATACTTACCCCTGAAGTACGCTGGTGCGGGTAATGTGACCGTAAGTTTTGAAGACTTGTAGGTTGCACCTTCAGCGCTTGCTGCTTCAGGGTAGAAAGTTGTTCTGCTGATAATTTCATGGACAATTGCGAATTGACTTTCGATTCTATTGAGTTTGACGTATGCAATGAGGTATGCCCAGATTTGGCCTGGGTCACGCCACTCAACGTCTGCGGGCGCTGAGTAGTCCGCCTGACTGTTGTGTGTTCCGTTGTCCCACCTAAACACATATCTGTTAACCATGACGCCCGGAACATTGAAGAGGTAGGATGCAGCTTGGTCTTCGGCGTTATTTCTGCCTGCTGCGTGAAGTGCGTAAAAAAGTGTTTCCGCGCGGTCCAAGCCACGGGATATATATGACGTTTGTGTGATCAGCCGCTCCAAAGTTTGCTGCTGTAAAATCTGCTGGTCTATCATCACCTTCTGCTGATGGGTCATTGTCGTTTGGCGGTCCGATATTAACTTCAACTCTGTTGAAAGTCGTTCCTCCGTCTTCATTACTAAAGATGACATGGCTGTCTCTGTAGTTCTTGTTGAGCAAGAAAAAAGTTCCAGCGTTCTGGTCAAGCGAGATTCTATTGCGATTAGCCTCATCTCCAGGGTTGAGATAGACTTCTTGACGTCCTTTTGCAGTGTAATATGATCCGACGTTTGCTCTTGTTTGGACTGTTGAATCTCTGAAAGCCGCACTGAGATATGATTGATACATGTTTGTAACGATTGCGTGGTGTGCATCAGCTGTGTTAGCTGTGTCAACTGATTGGATAAAATTGCGTTGATTTGCGGCGTCAATTCCTTTGTTTGTTCCAATGACTTTCTTAAGTTTCTCGAGATCAGGACGCCCATTCGGGTCGAGCAGCTCAGAGTTGAGACCGCGGTAGTCTGCAAATCCTCCAGTAATTTGAGTTTGGACTTGCATTCCTGTGGCCGTGAATGTGAGGCCGCTTGTAATGGCGTTTTCAAATTTCGCACTACCAGACTCGATTCTTGCAACTGCTGTGCTTGTAACGTCGAAGCTACCGAGTGCTGGGGCGGAACGTGTGTATCCAGATGTCGCGTCCCCAAAGATCGCGTCCGTCTCATGTTGCATGTCAAAAATCAAAGTGTGAAAG